GCTATGGAAGAAGTTGTTGAAGAAGAAGTAATTGAGGAAGAAGTTGCAATGGCAATCGACCCAGCTATGGACACAGAAGCAATCACATCTATTGTTATGCCTTTAATTGACGAAAAAATTAACGAAGTTCTGCAATTAATCGCAGAATTAAAAAATTCTTTAGAAGTTGAAGTTGAGCCAACGGAAGAAGTAATCGCTACTAAATTAACTGCTCAACAAAATTTTACTGCGTATCGACACGCATTTACAAACAAATAATAAAATGGAAAGAAATCTTAAATTTGACTTGGACATCGAAACAAACGCTTTGTTGTGTCCTAATCCTAATGAGTTCTATGGTCGTTCTTACATCGCTGAGGATATCGTAGACAACTATCGTACATTGCCAGGAATTAAAAGTGCTACAAAATTAGCATCTGTTACTTTCGGTAATATCTTACAAGCATCAAATTGTAACTTTACTGCACCATCTGATTCTTTAGATGCAGTTGATATTGACGTTTGTGCTTTATCTGCAATGGCTCAATTATGCCAGTTTGACTTAGAGCAATCATTCTTAGCTTTACAAATGGCACAAGGTTCTAACGGAGATTTCACGGTTGCATCTTTTATGTCTTACTACTGGAATGAAATGGCTATGCAAATTGCAGAATCAGTTGAGTACATTCGTTGGCAAGGTGACACTACAAGTGCAAATGAAACTTTAGCTTTGTGTGATGGTTACATCAAAAAATTGAAAGCTGATGGTGGAGTAGTTGACGTTGCTAAAGCGACAATCACATCTGCAAATGTTATTACTGAAATCGTAAAAGTATTGAACGCTGCACCAGCAACAATCAGCCGTAAAAAAGCAGACTTAAGATTATATGTTTCATCTAACATCGCTAACGCTTTAGAACTTGCTTCTGCATCTGGTAACACTCAAACATATATCACAACTCCATTAGCTTTAACTTTCTTAGGAATTAAAGTTGTAGTTGCTGAAGGTATGCCAAACAATCATATGGTATTGACTTTGAAATCTAACTTAATCTACGCATTTGACGGAGAGGGAGACGGAAAAGCATTAAAAGCAGTTAACTTGAATGATACGGTTGCTGAGCCTTACTTGCGTACACGTGCGAATTTGAAAGTTGGTTTCGCTTATGTTAACCCAACAGAAATCGTTCTTTACTCATAAGAATTAATTACTAACTAAAGAGGGTGGTGCAATATACACCACCCTTTTTTTATACACAAAAAATATGGCTTGTACAACACTTACATCAATCACAAAAGGATGCGATGGAAACATCGGAGGAATTACACAAGTATTAATTAATGACCAAGCAAACATTACTGCAATTACAGAAACAGATGCAACTTGGACAATTGATGCTATCACTACTACTGGTGGTGGATTTATTCCTTTTGAAATCAGAAGAAATTCTGGTAACTATACAGAAGAAGAAGCAAACGACTTGGTAAAAGGTTCTCAGTTTGTTACTGCAACAATTACATTAATGTTCTCAAGACGTGAGGCTACAAAATCACGTGCATTGAAAATCTTAGGAGAAGGACAAAGAGACTTAGCGGTTATCATTAAAGACGCAAACGAGAAGTATTGGTATTTTCCAAATGCTCAATTGTCTGCGGTAACTGAGGGTTCTGGAACTGCTAAGGCAGATGGTTCATCTTACTCAGTAGTATTACTTGCGGAAAATTTATACTTAGCAAAAGAAGTAGATGCGGACATTATCGCTGGTTTAATTGACTAATTTCTTTTAGCACTTTTCAAAATTCCCTCATCTTAATTGGTGGGGGTTTTTTTGTTTTAAACATTTTTATAATTTACAACAATATAGTTATGATTTATATAGAACAAAATCAAGAGAATAAAATTTGTTTGACTTTGACAGAATCGTCAAGTATTACAAACCCATATTATTTATTCGTGTTTCAAAACGAATTTAACAAAGCAAGTGACCCTATTTTGTGGGTTGGAACAGATACTTCTTTGCATACAGACCGATACAATTTATTCCTAATGGATGAAACGACAAGCGATTCGTTTAACATTGGGCAATATACATATACAATCTACGAAAGTGAGACCTTACCAATTATAGAAACTGGATTGAATGCAGTTGAAGAAGGGCGAATGGTTGTCAGTGGAGTAGTTATTAATTCAATTTACGAATGAAATTATTTGGTTTTAACATTGGAAAGAGTACAAGCGTAGAAATGACTGAAACGTCAAGCTATCAATCTTTCTCAACACCATTCTTAAAAGTTAGGGGTGGCAATTTAAGTTTGCCGTATGTAAACGCAAGACAACAAACAAACGGCTATATTAGATTTGGAGACGACAATTTATATCCTCAACTAATTAACCAACTTTATTATACAAGTCCTTTGCATTCGTCTATTGTGGATTTCAAAACTAACGCAATTATTGGTGGCGGTTATGAGTTAAAGATTGATGACAAAGCAACTGCGATGGATAAAGTAGATGTTTACGCTATTGAAAGACGTTTGAATTTGAGAAAATCATTGTCTTCAATTACTAAAGACGTTCTTTTACACAATAGAAAATACTTTATTTTGCGTTTCAATACACTTGGCGACTTGGTTGGTATTAAATCAATTGGTGCGGAGAAAGTAAGACGTGATAAAGATGGAGTTTATTACTCTATTTGTGATGACTGGAGTTCTCAAATTGATATTAGACAAATTAAACGCTACCATAAAGAATGTACAGACGTAGAGCAGTTATACGTTTACGAGAATTTGCAAGTAGGTCAAGACATCTACCCATTACCAAGCTATACAAGTGCTTTTAATTGGGCTTTTTTAGATGGCGAAATGAGTTATTTGCAAAAGTCAAACATTTTAAACTCAATCTTTCCTTCATTTGCTATGATGTTTCCAAAGAAACCACAAGGAGAAGAAGAAAAGAAAGCTATTAAAGATACTATTGAACGTGCTAAAGGTGCTCAAAATGCTGGAAAAGCGGTTGCATTTTTTGCCAACAATAAAGACCAACTACCAACGATTGAAAGCATACCAACAAACAACTTAGATAACGTCTTCCAAGTAACTACTGAAAGCATTGATAGTAAAATTTGCCAAGCTCATACAATCGACCCTATATTAATGGGTATTAGAGTAAGTGGAAAATTAGGTTCTGGTTCTGATATTAAACAAGCGTATGTAATCTTTGAAAAGAATACTATTATTCCAATGCGTCAAGTGATTGAGGATATTGTAAATGAAATTTTAACTATTGCAAAAGTTAAAGCTGAACTTGTAATAAATAACTATCAAATAGTTAATGAGGCTATCGTTGAAATTGACGAGAAAATCTCAAACATCTCAAACATTATTAATTCAGTTAATCCAGCTTTAGCTACTAAAATAATTGAAGCAATGACAACAGACGAATTAAGAGATTTAATAGGCTTAAAACCATCAACTGATACAACTACTGAATTATGATATATTTTATTACAGAGAACTATTTAAAAACACAAACACCAATTACGGCAAATTGTGATGTTAACGATATTGTGCCATACATTCGTACTCAATCAGATTTGAGAATACAACCAATATTAGGTACGTATTTTTATAATGATATTTTAGCAAAGTACAACGCACAAACATTGTCAGCAAACGAGGAGATTCTTGTAACATACATACAACCAATTGTAGCGTGGCGAAGTGCTGAGGATGCAGTTTTTGGCTTGTCTTATCAGTTAAAAAATAAAGGTCTTCAATCTCAAAGTGGCGACTATTCAAATTCAGTTAGTCAAAATGAGGTTGCATTTGCACAAGACCACTACGGACAAAAGGCTTCTTTTTACGAGGCACGCTTGGTTAACTATTTGCATACTGAACGAGATTTATTTCCAAACTTTACAAGCGTATTGAATAGAGATAGCGATATTCGACCAACAAGAAACGCAGATAATGGTTACACCGATTCAATAATGGTTATATGATTCGATTGATTACTTCAAATTCTGCTATACTTTTAAAGGTTTTAATTTTATTTTTTGCTCCGATAAAAGGCATTATTATTTTGGTTGCCTTATCTACTATTTTAGACACTTGTTTTGGAATCTGGAAAGCTACAAAGTTAAAAGAAAAAGTAAATAGTAAAACTTTTAGATTTGGATTTGTTCCTAAACTATTTAGCTACGTTGGTGCGATTATGTTAGTTTACGCTTCTGACTTTTTTATCATTAACTACTTGACAAAAGAAGTTATTAGTGTTGACTATTTAGCGACTAAAGTAATTGCTTTAATGTTAATTAGTATTGAGGTAAAAAGTATGGATGAATCATTTGAGAAAGTAAAAGGATATTCGTTTATTAGTAAGATTGTAAAGCTAATTATACAAGCAAAGAATGTAAAGAAAAAAATAACAGAATGAAAATAGATTTCAAACACTTATTCTCAATGCTTATACTTTGGTTAATTTCAATTTATTTAGTATTTTATTTTACATCGTGTTCGGCAAAATGGCATATCAACAGAGCGTACAAAAAAGGTGCAAAGTTAGAGCAAACAAGCGACACTATTCAAATCACATCAATAGATTCATTTAAAGTAGTTTTAAACGATACTTTTTACTTTGAGAAGTATTTAACTACTAAAGATACAATCATTCAGTACAAACGCTTATACGTGCCTAAAACACGCTTTGAAACACGAATAGAATATAAACTTAAACGAGATACGTTAAGACTTGAAAAGGTTAAAATACGCAAAGAATATAGGACTAAAACAAAACCTTTTCCTTATACACTTTTATTAATTGTTGTTGGTTTAATTTGCATTACAATAATTTCGTTTATCTTTAAGCCAAAAATACTATGAAAACTTTAAGTAAACACGTAACAATGGAAGAATTTTGCTATTCTCCAACTGCAATTAAAAAAGGAATTAATAATTCAATGGGTTTAATAGCAATTGACAAAGCTATCCAACTATGCGAGAATGTTTTTGAACCACTTAGAAAGCATTTAAACGTACCAATTAAAATTAGTAGCGGTTTTAGATGCTATCAACTAAATAAACTTATAGGAGGTTCGTCAAGTAGCCAACATACATTTGGCGAGGCTTTCGATTTGGAATTAACAGATAGAAAGCTATTCGACTGGATAATTAAGAACGTAGAATTTGACCAAGCAATCTATGAGTTTGGAAACGATGCACACGCTAATTGGTTTCACATATCGTATCGTAAAGGTAACAACAGAAAACAAGCGTTAAGAGCAATTAAAATTGGTGGAAAAACGCAATACATTCCTTACAAGCCACTTTGATAGTGGTTTTTTTATTTACTTAAATTTAATTTATGAGAAAGAGATTGTTTTTTGACATCGAAACATCATTTAATATTGGTATATTTTGGCGAAGTGGTTACAACTTAAACATACAACCAGACGACATCATTAAAGAACGTGCAATAATTTGTGTAAGTTGGAAATGGGAAGGTAAAGACGAAGTTCACAACTTAACTTGGGATGAAAACCAATGCGATAAGAAACTTTTAAAAGCGTTTATAAAAGAACTAAACAAAGCGGATGAAATAGTTGCTCACAATGGCGATAGATTCGATATTAAATGGTTGCGTACACGTTGCTTGTTTCATCAATTAGATATGTTTCCACAATACCAAACTATTGACACGCTTAAACACGCTAAAAGCCAGTTTAATTTTAATTCAAATAAGTTAGATTACATTGCTAAATTTCTTGGAGTTGGTGCAAAGTTGAAACACGAGGGAATGGATATGTGGAAAGCAATCATTTTCAACAAAGATGCTGAAGCACTTAAACGAATGGTTGAGTATTGCGATATGGATGTTGTAGTCTTGGAGAAAGTTTACGAAAGATTAGCACCGTACACCAAACACAAAGTTAATTATGCAGTTTTAAGAGGTGGCGAAAAGTTCGAATGTCCGAATTGTGGCAAGTTACCACACTATAAATATATGTACACAACCGCAGCAGGAACTATTCAACACCATATGCAATGTTCAGACCGAAAAGAATGTAATCGAAAATTTAAGTTTAACAACAAAACTTATATGGATTTTATTCAATTTAAGATGCGTAACAATTTAAAATAGTTATATTTGCACGAAATCTGCTTTTCTGTTTGCTGATTTTCATAGTTTTTTAGTTTAATTGTTAGAAGTGGGGAGAAATCTCCACTTTTTTTATGCTCTGAAACC